TTCATATTTCGTGTTGTTCGGCTGATTTCGTATATATGACCGTTTACACTAACCAACATATTTTGACTGATTAGACGCGCCTTTTCGTCGTATGGATAGTCAAATTCAATACTTCCCGTATCGTTCAATATCCTTGTTTCCTTGATATTATATGCGTTGTTCAGCACCTCGCCTGTTTCAAAACTGTCTGTATATCTGTCGTGCAATCGCATAAATGTTATCTGTCCCATTTGTATATATCCTCCGTTTCTGTATTCCAAACGTACTGCGGATAGAATGAAAATTCAACCGTTGCCGTCGTGGACAAAATTATTCTATTCGCCCCTGTTTCCAGTTCAAAAAAATTACCTTTGATTTTTTTCATAATACTGTTGCCGTTTACGTCTGTTACCGACTGTTTGTCGCAGTCAATAACGCAGTTTTCCGACACCGTAATACTGATACCGTTACAGGTTATCGTTGTAGGTTTTGTGACGTTTGTAACACGCAAAACAGGTCTGACAGGGCGGTCGCCTGTGTTATGTATTGTACTGTCGCCTGCTGTTGTAATCGTGTAATATTCATTCGGTCCGATTGGTATTTCATCATCTAATTTGATGTTTTGGCTATCCAATATCGGACCGTCAAAAATATCAAATACCAACGCCGCCCACGTCTGCACTTTGAACGACACCGAAATGACCGCTTTGTGTCCGTAGTTTTCTGGTTTGTAATCTATTGTTTCAATAACCGACGCATTCCATTTGACATTGGGTGTGTCGTCAAATATCAACTCACCACGTCCCATTAACCACGTTGTGATTTTTGTGATTTTGCTGTTCAGTTCAGACATATCCGCCGCCGATATTTGCAAATTCATTTTAAATACACGGTTTTTATAAAATTCACGGTTGTACGCATTTGCCGTTGAAAAATCATATTCACCGTCTATATACGGGCTGTCATATGTCTGTATTTTCATTTCCGGTTTAATCGGACGTGACTGCGTTTGTACAGTCACTCCGAAATCGTTTGAATGTTTGTTTTTAAAATAAAATCCGTTTCGCATTTTCTACCTCCGCACATTATACATAGCTACCCAAAACAGCGCTGTCAGTCGTATTGATTGTGATTTTACTGTTGTTGTTATAGTTCTGCTGTTCAATCTTAATGCCCTTAATAGCCTCTATAATCTCACCCAAAGTCTTGGTTATCTTGTCATTACCGCCGCTGACTTCCTGTGTTATATCCGCCACAATACCCGTCACGTCTATACTGTCAATGTTGGTTGCAATGGACTTGATGAAATCAGCCTTGCTGTTTTCCAACGCGTCATACTCCGCCTCCAGTTTTTCAATCGTGGCATTGTTTTTGACTTGCAACTGATACAATTCCTCGTCACGTTGCAGTTGTTTCATCTGCTCTTGCAGTTCTTTGTACTTCTGCTGTCCTCTGTCTGTCACTGCATTTGCGTAAATATCCAACTGCGCCTGTGTTTCGGACATATCAGCCTTGCGGTCCTCTACCGTCCAACTGTCCTGTAATGCCTGTTCCTGTGCAGAAAATTCATCACGCAGTTTGTTGATGTAGTCCTGTTGTTGCTGCAGCATATCGTCAAACGATTCGCCCGCTTGGTCGAACATATCGTGATTTAGTTCGGTCATATTTTTGTTGTATTCTTTGCGGCTGATTAACCCCAAATCATAGTATTCCTGTGTATACTGCTGAATACGTTTTAAACCGGCGATATATTCTTCATCAGTCATACCGTAATACTTGCGTTGTTCTTCCAACCAGTTCTTTGACTGCTCCACACGCTCCGAATACATATCCGAACCTAATTCACTTTGGTACTTGTCGAACTCGTCCTGTGTCAACTCGCCGTTCGCCAATTCCTCACGGTGCCTATCCATAACACGGTTGTACGCGTCAAGCGGATTGTCGCCGTTATCTTGCCAGTCGTTAAAATATGTATGCTCGCTGATGTAGTTTTTTGATATGTCGTACTCTTTCTCAATTTGTTCTTTACGCTTGTCCAAATACTCCTCATTCAGCTTGTTTTTTGCCTCTACATATTCTTTGTGGCTGATTATACCCTGTGCGTACATTTGTTCGGTGTACGTCTGTATTCTGCCGATACCTGCTATATAATCGGCGGCACTCATACCGTTGTATTTTTCTTGGTGTTCCAACCAATCGCGACTGTATTCGGTCATATTCCCGTATAACGTTGAACCTATACTTGACATTTCTGTCGTATAGTCCTCCCACGTCATACGTCCTGCCTCGACTTCCGCCATATTGCGGTCACGAATACGGATAAATGCGTCAATAGGATTGTCGCCGTTGTCGTCCCAGTCATTCAGTGCCGCACGTTCTTCAATGTACGACTTTGACAGGTTGTTTAACTCCTGCGTGCGTTTCTGTGTCAGACTGAATATTTGTTCCTCTATATCGGCAATATCCTTGTCGTTCGACTTGAATTTCTCTTGAAATTCTAACCACTTCTCTAATTCTTGTGCGGTCGTTACTGCGTGCGTTTTGGTGTAATGCGTCCAATCGTCCTTGGCTGATGTAAACGCATCCGAATTGTCTTTTCCTGTTGCGTAATGCGGTATACCCATACCGTTCATTATCGCCTTGGTTTGTGACGCTGTGTACACCTTTGCACCCTTTGACAACGGCAATACTACGTCCTTGCCCTGTGGTATAAATGCACGTCCTTTGTCAACGATTAATTCTCGTGGGTCAGATATACCCTTTTCATCATTAACCATTGCCAAACCGCCCTCAAAATTTTGTGTACCTTTGGCTTTTTTGGCTTTTTTTACGAACATTCCCGAACTGCCAAACTTGGCCGCCGGAACATTTTGATTACTCAATCCACCAACTTGAACCGTCTGAACGGTCAGTGTTACTGTTTTATCTTTTACGGTATCTAAATTAGCCTTTGCACTCTCAACGCCTGCTGATGTGTTATCCTGTGCTGTGATTTCTGTATCGTGTGTTGTAGGAATCAGATTTATTTTGCCTGTGGTTAAATCAATAACACCGATAGCCTCGCCGTTTTCGGCAATTAGTTTCGCCGTTCCGGTTGTACCGTCATATTCGGCTATTTTGTATTCTGTATTATCTATTGTTGCAATGGCGGGTGTTCCGTCTGCTGTAAACATGACCTCACACTGTTTGCCGTCAAGTTGTTTTGTCTTTTTCTCGACATTATCAACACCGTCTGTGTTGCCCTCTGTGTCAACAGTTACAACAAACTTTTTGCCCTCCAGTTGTCGAACTTTGGCGGTCAAATCATCAACTACTTCAAATCCGTCTGCGGTTATCTTGATACGTTTTTCATTCGGTATCAGTCCCATAGCACGCGACATTTCGGTCAACTTGTCCGCTGTCATATCAATACCTTGCTGACTTCCCTCGGACATCATATCCTTTAATATGCCGTTTATATCGCCTTTTTCAACGGCTTGGCGTACGCTGTCAAATCCGTTTTTAATTAAAGCAGTACCCTCAACGATTTCCTCGGTCGTCAATCCCATTGTTTGACCTGTTTCATTCATTTTCTGAACTACATCATCAATTTTGCCCTTATTTACTGCATCCTGCATATTCGTACATTCGGAATTTAACAGACTGACACCGACCGCCGTTTCCGCAGATGATGCTCCGAACTCTGTCATTGAACGAACATAGTCGTTAATTATGTTGTTCAGTGCGGTACCGTCCCCGTTTGCCGCCTGCTCCCACGCAGCAGACAAATTCTCAACACCGTTCATAGCCAACGCCACCGACTGTGCATAGCTGTTCATATCTAATTTACCGACGTCGATAAATTCTTTCATATCCTTTAAGGATTGTTCAATTCCGGCGCCGTCTTGATTTAATGCAGATATTTTAATTAATTCAGTTTCATAGTTTGCCAGTTCTTCTGATACGTCGCGTAGTTCTTTATGAGATTGGTCCAGAGCCTGTACTTGGTCGTAATACTTTTGGGCTTCTGTTGTTGCTACCGAATAATTTGCCGCAATAGACGATAACACGCCTTGCGCATTCTTCATTGATTGGTCTGTTGTGCCGTTTTCGTATGCGTGTCCGGAAACTTCTTTATAAATTTCTTGTGCTTTTTTGTAGCCCTCCGCCGCAGTTATTTCATTTTTTGAAATTTTTGCAGTTATGTCACTAACTTTTGATTTAGCCTCTGAATACTTCGTCTGTAATGCTAATTCTTTGTTATAGTTATCTTCCGCGATTTGGCGGTCCTCTTTGTATTTTGCGTCTTTATTTATTAGATTTGATAGTTCTGAACGTTGCTTATTGATATTAGACTGCAATTCATTTTTAGACAGTTTGGTTACTTGTTCAACAGCGTCGTCCAAATTAGAATTATCGGAATTGATTACAAGATTGTATTCCTGCGATAGCATTTCCTTTATTTCTTCTAACTTGCTTTTTGCATTGTCAACTTGTTCTTGACTGCTTTCGGGGCTTTCAATAACCATTTTTAACGATTTGATTTGCCCCTGTACTTCATTCAGCGATTTGTATTTTTCAAAGCTTTCTTTGACCTTTTCGTTGCCCTTGGATAGTCCCTCGCTCCACCTGTATTGCGATTGATACCATTTGTCATATGCAACTTTTCCTACTATAGCCGCTGTAGCAATACCGGCAACAGCTAATGCGGCAGGACCTGCCGCCGCACCGATACTTGTCAATGTCGGTGCAAACTTCGCCAATGCTCCGCCTGCTGAAAATGCCTTTTTGATGTTGCCGACTGCCTCAACAATTCCGCCAACACCTTTGATTGCTCCGGCACTGACTTTTGAAATAGCACCTATCGCAATAACTGTCGCACCCGTATTAACAACAGCACGTTTTTGTTCGTCTGACATTTGCGACAATCCTTTTGCAAAATCAGCTACTGTGGTGCTTGCGTCTTGTATTGACGGCAACATTGTTTCGCCGATACTTCTCGCCGCTTCAATAATATTGTTTTTTGTGTTCGCCAATTTTGATGCGGTCGTTTCATTCTTTGCGTTAAATTCTTCTTGTAGTGCCGTATTTTCTTGGTATGCGGTGTTTGAACGATTGACACTCTCGGTTACTAAATCATAACCGTTGACTAATGCCATCATAGCCTGTATATCCTGTGTATTGTTTATGCCTAAATCATCTAACGCAACAGTTAGGTTCTCGGCAGACTGCAAGCCTTTTAACAGTCCGTTAAATGCACCGGAGCTGTCAGTATTCCACTGCTCTTTAAATTCTTCCGCACTCTTACCGCTGTACTTTGCGAATTTCGTCAAACCCTCTCCGCCGCTTGCAACGGCGGTTTCTATGGACAGCCACGTACGACCTATCGCACTACCGCCCATTTGTGCCTCAATTCCCAATGAGGACAATGCCGCAGAATAACCCAACACGTCCGCCGCCGACATTCGTACAGATGAACCGTATTTACCCATACGCAGTGCCATTTCCGCGATTTCCGATTCTGTTGTCGCACTGTGGTTACCCAAATCAACGATTGCACTGCCGATATTACGAATTTCGCCTTGACTTGTACCCATTACATTCATAAATCGGGCAAGTGTAGCCGCGCCTTCTTCGCCGACAAGGTTTGTTGCTGAACCCATTTGTGCCATTACTTCCGTAAAGTCGATAATGTTTTCTTGGGATATGCCTAACTGACCTCCAGCCGCCGCAAGCTCATTTAGTTCAGTTGCCGTCTGTGGTATCGCGCCTCTGCCGTCAATACCTGTTGTTGACAAATCAATAATACCTTGCTTTATTTTGGCTAACTGTTCCGGTGTAGCGTCAACCGTCTTTTTAACTCCGGCAAAACTATCCTCAAAATCTATCGCAAACTTGGCACTCGCAACACCGCCCGCGGCAAGAGCCGTTGATGCGTATTGTATCGGTTTTGTTATCGTGTCAATACTTTCGCCGACTTCTTTTATACCTTTTCCGGTATTTTTAAGCTGACTTGCAAGACCTTGATATGCACTTGTGCTTTCTCTTACACCTTTCACACCATTTGTATTGCTTTGTGTTCGTTCCAATTCTTCGAGTTGTTGCGATACACCGCTTATTGTCGCCTCTAAGTCGGACGCATCACCTCTTATTCTTACTACTAATTCCGCCGCATCAGCCATTACAAATCACCTCACTACATTCCATAAAACATTTTTAAATACGGGTCGTTTCCTGTATATTCTTCTTCCTCGTCCTCGATTATAACTGCAAGTAATAATCTTGGGTCTTGTTTTGCCAAATCATTCGGCAATATACCGTGATATTTCAGCATTGTCCCATATAAATCGCTTAATCTTCCTTTTCGGTTGCCTGCTCCGGCAGGCTTTCCTCGTTTTTTCCCGTAAAATCGTCCATAAACCACTTCATAACTTCACGACACATTCTCATTTTTGCTGAAACAGCCGTGTCTAAAATATCTTGTGTCGCCTCTGTACCCTCAAACAGATAGTCAACGGCATCTGCACATACCGACGTAGCCGTTACTTTTTCACCCTCTGCAACGTCCATATATTCTTTTTCAACCAACGTTGCCGCACCGAAACACCACGGTTTTGATACATACTTTTTTTTGTTGTGTACAAATGTTAATACTCTTTGCATTGTTACTCGCTCCTCTCTATACGAAAAAAGCACGCCTTTCGGCGTGCCTTGTCTTAAAGTGCTTTCTTCACTGGATAGTAGTTCATATCCTTAAACCAGTTTTCCTCAAGTTCTGTCTTTGTAACGCCCTCCGGCAAATCGCTTTCGTCAAAGTATGCGTAATAGTTGTTGTCAAAATCACGTTGTACGGCTGTATATGTAGCCTTTGCAGTTTGCTTTTCAGGTGCACCGCTTGACGCCTTAGTCTTACCGCCTACGTTTGACGCAAAGCTGTATGAACCCTTGTAGTATCTAACATAACGGTATGAGCCGTCGGATTTCATAATTCTCCACGCAACACCGAAATAAACTGTTTTTGTATCGTTGCCGACCTCTACTACACCGTCTTTTTGTGTCAGTCCACGCCACATTGAATCAACTTCCGGCGGAATATCGGCATTTGTGATGTCGTGACCTAATTTTTCAATGTAGTTTGATGTTTCATACGCACCGTTATCGGCGTCAAAAACATCACTGCCGCCTGCGTCTGTCGGTGCAATTTCGACTGTACCTCTTAAATTGTACGGATCACCATATGTTGCGCCCTCTGATGTGTCAGTTAAAACTGCGAAAAATGTGTACTTGTCCACACCTATTGTAGGTAGTGGTTTTCTTTTCTCTGTATTTGCCATAAATCAATCATTCCTTTCTACTACTTTCGTAAATCTCATTGTCCTATGTTTTATACTTTTATCGTCGGGATTGGGTACGTCCATTGTCATTTCGTGATAATATTCATGATCAGTCAACAATTTATATACTTTCTCCGACAATTCAAAACACGTTTGCGGATAATCGGCGTAAATATCAATCTGAACAGTTGTATCATTCGTAAAAACCGTATTGTCATATGACATTGAGCCTTTGTCCGTTAGCGTGTAATATGCTATTGCGGGTAATTTATTAAAATTATCGGGATATGCAAAACATACGCTTACATCATCTATCTGTTTTAAAATATCCCGTAATTCCAAACCAATATCAAACACCGTATCACCCTCCCTACGCTAACACAAATACTTCGTATTTGCTCGCTATAACTCGTTTCACGAGTTATACACCTCCTTAAACTTAGCGATTATCTCGCTGATGTTATTTTTCAGTGCAGGTACGAGGAACGGCTGTGGTGCTTGACCCGACGTTGTGTAAAATCGACCGCCACTGTAATACGTCCAGTGTCTTTTTGACGTATGCGAAACAGATTTGTCGCCCTTTGAGCCCGTGCCGAATTCAACATAAATGCCGTAATCGGCAGTCGGACCGATTGCAACGCTGTCACCGTCCACTTGGCTTACGATACTGCCCTTTAAACGCCCTGTTGCAACAGGACAGTTTGCCACTGCGTGCGCTCTTACGACTTCACCCGCCATTGCCAAACCTCGCTGTATTTTATCGCCCGACGCATACTGTGTCAGCTTGTCAACAACGTTCTCTATCCCCTCGATTGAAAAATTCATTTCAGCCTACTCCTTTCGAGCATTGCTACCAAACCGCTGTCCCATTTCTGCACATATATTATATCATATATGTCGCCGTCATATTCAACCCTGTTACCGACCTTTACGTCGTCTGACATATCGCAGAACATACGCATTTGACATTCTATATCCAAACCGTATTGCTCTCTTGCTCTGCCACCGCTGTACGGTTGTACATCGGCTTTGATTTCGGACAATACAGTCTTTTCGGTTTTACCTGTATAGTCATCAATTTCATATTCTGCGATTATAACAGTTTTATCGTAAAAATCACTGAATACTGATGTCACTCGGAACACGCCCCTTTCGTTTTCGGAACGGGTCAAGGCGTTTATAATAGTTGCTGAAAATCTTGTCATTGTCGGTTTCGGCATATGTGACGGAACGTTCGCCCTCACTTCTGCTCTTGACTACTTCGGGACTTTTACTGTCCCCGTAACCTTTCGCCCTGTACATATCCGCCGCAATCTTCGGAACAAGGCTTTCAAGCTGACGTGGCAGTACATCAATATGACAATACGCCATAATCATATTAACCGTGTCCTCAATCAAAAAGGACAACAAGCTGTCTTGCTCGTCGTCCTTAATTCCCAACAACATTTTTAGTGTCCCCAACTGTTCCATATTATTCACCGCTTACAACGTCGGCACTGCCCGACTTTCTCGCTTTGCCGTCTGCGGTAACTTCCGCAACTGTAATCTTGTGACCGTTTGTCGCAGTGATTTCGTCACCGTTGTTAAACTCTGTCCACTTCGACAAATCGTCGTCATACGCAACACTTGGAGCGGTGCTTGCGACAGTCTTGTAAACCAACTTGTGACCGCCGATAGGCTTTGGCGATACTGTAATAACAGTGTTGCCTGTTGTTCCTGCAACCGATTCAACTGTCAATTCGCCAAGTGTCGGAACACCGTTCTTAAATGCGGCAAATGCGTCGTCCTTAACCACAAGGAAACCTAAACGCATAGTAGCTTTGATTGCAACCATATCCTGCTCCGCAAGTGATAGCGGTTTACCGTCACTGTCAAGAGTGCCTTGTAGTGTAGCCTCGGTAAGAATTTCGTAATTGATACCTGCACGCATACCGACAACGGCATACTTGAAGTTACCTGTGATAATATCGGCACGTTTGTTGTCCCACGCACCGTTGCGCACAAATTCGATAGGCTGACCGTACAACTCACCACCTGTTGTACCGTTGACATATGCAGGTGCGCCGTTTGCGTCACGCAATTTTCTCAGCATATTCTTAACACCGATACGACCGATAAATCCCGACGGGTCATAGCCGTTTTCTTCAATCATTGACATTGCGTCAGATATAGCAATATCAATATTTGTGTTGTCTGTAACAACCATATGCTTGCTGTCTATAGCGTTCATAATGTTTGTCTTGAACGGCGAATTTGTACCGAAAATGCACGCCGCGTCAATCGCTCTGTAGAATGCCTCTGCAATTTCCGGCTTTAGTTCTTCAAATACGCTGATAGTCGGATCTTCCAACTTTTCCTTTGTTACCGGAATAATAACGGCTAACTTCTTCGCCTCGATTTCAGGGTGAATCCAAGTAGCACCGCTTGTCTTAATTCTTTCACCCTCACCGACCCAGTAAGCACCCGGACCGTCTGTAAGTACGTTAAACTTCTTTTTCTCGTGTTTCATTTCCTCGACTTTCGCCATTCTTAAAACACTTGAACCCCTTGTCACCATTTTGATGATTTCTGTTGCTTGCTCGACAGGTACAAATCCTGTCAATTCATTTTTTAAATAACCCATTTATTTCACTCCTATCTTTGATTTTCTCTGATTATGTCCATAAAACTGCCTGTGTTGTGACCGCCACTGCCACCGTTTAAATCCGGTGTTTTGCCCTTTAAACGCTCGGTAACACCTGCTTGTACATCTTTGTCATAGCTTTCTTTTATCTTGTCAATAACCGCCTTTGTGCTATCCTTGTCCTCTACTACAATGTACTTTGCAATCTCGGCAGACAATCCGACTTTGGCAAGTTCTGTTTCGGCATATGCAACGATTTTTTCACGTTCAAACTCTGCCTTTGCCTTTTCAAATTCTGCTCGTTCCTTGTCGTCGTCCTCTTTTTTTCTTTGCTCGTTTGTCAACTTGGCTTTTCTCATGCCCTCGTTTTCAGCGTCCTTTAGCTTTTGCTCAAGTTCCTTTTCCCACTTCTCTTTTGCCGCCGCTACTGCGTCATCAATCGCCTTTTGATTGTCGCCGTTATTCGGTGCGGGAGGCTCCGGAGGTGTCGGAGGTGTCGGAGGTGTTGGCTCCGTTGTTTTTGATGGATTTGGTGTTGGCTCTGCCATTCAAATCATTCCTTTCTTAAAAAATTGTATAAAAATAAGACGTATAACCCCACGTCTAACAGGGAGATAATCGGATCACCATTCCTTTCTTCTATGTGTATGTTGTGCCTACTCTCACACTATCACCGCCTTTCAATAAATTTGAATATCAAAAAAGCACGTCTGCAAACGTGCTTTTAATATTTAATTTATATTTAGTTTTTTCTTACACACTCTTTTTCATTAAATCATATCGTATATAATTTTTTTCCGATATTATTAACATCTCCCGCCAACAATAACTCTGCATTACTATCAATTAATCGTTTATGATTATTTATCATCGCTACTGATAATATTTTAAAGCGGTTTCCGTTTTCATCTGCAACATATCCCCCATTTTTTAAGTTTATACCGTTGTCATTGATTTGTACCGATATATTTTGTCCAATTTTCAATGAATTTATTATATCCATATCACACACCGCCTTTTTTATAGTATAGTTTTAATTCATTTTTGTAATCATTTAAAGCCTTTTCTGTTTGTTCGACCTCAATTTTAGTAAGTCTGTATGCTTTTTGGTATCTTAGTAATTTCTCTTGTGCCTCTATTTCACACTTTAATCGACTAATATAACTTCCATCATTTTTCCCCGTTCCATATTGAGCGGAATGTATAAGCTCTTCAAATACACTGGCACGACTAGGTTTTTGACGTAATAAAATTGTATGCGCATCATATGTAATTGCTTCTGCAAATTTACTATCCAAATATTTATCCGTTTCCTCGCTCATTTGAATAGTTCCTCCCAACTTCTTAAACCTTTTAATTATTTTTTGAAGTTGCTTTTTGGGCATAGTTTCTGATTTATTATCGTTCTTTTTTCTTTTCATCTCTATTATACCACGTTTTTCACTATTTGCAACATATTTTAACGCATTTCTTTGCTCATCTGTCAAACCGCTTTTCCATTCGTCAAACGTCATACCACCGTCAACTTTGTAATTTTCGCCAGTGAGCGGATCGCGTGCAATACGACTTGTCAAATTCACGTCTGCCATAATCGTAACACAACGGCAACGTGGGTGTATCGGTGGGAAGTTTTCGCCCTCAACGGCTTTATCCGTATCAAACACGCTACCGTCAAGACTTCCGCACCTGTCACACGTCAATTCAGACAGTGCCGCAACAAAACGATACTGTTTTATGCCGATTTCCTCATATGCCATTCTCTGACCTTGGTTCATAAAATGTGCCGTTTCACTTCGCACAAGTGTTTCGGCTGATGTTCGTATTCCACCCGGTGCAGTATCTTTGACGTAATCAATCAGCTTATCGGTCATACGGCTTACACTGTGACCGCTGATTATACCGTCCTCAATCGTCTGTCCGACTGCCTGTATAAATCTGTCGTTATGTATCCACACTCTCTCGCTGTAGTTGTGACCGTGCCACGGCTCACTTAACACTTTATTAACCGCCTTTTGCGGTACAAGTGGAAAATCAATACCGCAGTTTAAACCTTGTGCGGTATCAAAAATATTCGTATAATACGCCGTCTTTACCGCACTGTCATACAGTTTCTTTTGCTCCTTTATAGCCTCGTTTGCAACGCGCCTAAAGTAAATATATACATTCCGTTTCAGTCCCTCTAATCGGCTAATTCTCGCACCGTATGCCTGTGCATTTATACGGTTTAGAATTTCTTTTTTGACTGTCTTGTCGTCTGTTTCGGCATACAGTTCAAGAAGTTCTTCGTACTGTTTGTCGCTGTCGGCTATGCTCATTAATCGGCGTGCCTCTTTTTCGGGTATATCGGTCGAAATATAGGCTTTGAACGTTTTCTCAATGTCATTGTTTACATTTTTGATTGCTCGCTCATACGCCTTAATTACACCGTCCTTAACGCTGTCCGCTTGCGATTGCAAATATGTTTCAACTTCAACGGCACGTTTTACCCAATATGCCTTACTCTTCATTGTAGTTTACTTTCCTTGCCGAACTTTCAGCGATACGCATATCTTCGGCGGACTTTTCAGCCTGTTCTCTGCGTGCGATTTCAACTTCTTCCTTTGCGTCTGTTATAAACGGCAGACGCTCTAAAAGTGTTTCGTCAGACGCAAGACCTTTGAGGTAATTAATCATCTGTGCTATTTCAAGTTCGTTTGCAGGCAAGTTATATGTAAATCCTATATCAACTCTGTGCGACGGCACTTCTTTCATTGCGTTTAATGTCACTAAGAAATTGTTGTAAATCTCCAAACGTTTTCTCAACGTCTTAGCAAAATTACGTTCTTTGTTCTTGACGTGCTGTTCAAATCCCAACAGCTTATACTTTATCGCCACGCCCGACAAATTATTGCCGAAACTTTCGTCCGACAAATCAGGAACGTGTGACAAACGGTGTATATCGTCCTTGATGTCGTCACGCAACACCTTTGTATCAGCCTCGTTCAGCACCTTTGACAGATACTCCGCCTTTGCGTCACCGTCACCCATTAAGATACGTTCTACCAATAATTTTTTTGCCTGTTCGGTGTCAAGGTCGCAGTTGCACAAAAACAACAGCGAATTAACAAATTGCTCTTTGTCATTAATTCTATCTGACATCAACACGTTGTATGCGTCAATCTGCGTTATAAGCTGTTCAAAATCGCCCTGCATTTCCGTATTATTTCTGTATTCGATAATCGGAACATCAAAAAAGTAATGCGGTTCAACATTTTGCAATGACAACGCCGTATAGCTGTCAAGACCTGTGTATGTATATATAAACGATTCGTCATACACACGACAAATACTGCCTGTGCAGTAGCCGTCAAGGTCGTATTTCTTGTAGTAATACACCGCAAACAACGGCTTTTCAAATGCCGACTGTGAGTAACATACAAATGTATGCTCCGGATCCAATCGTACACTTCTCGGCTTGCTGTTTTCGTCCGCATATATCAACTCGTACGCCCTGCCGTAAATACTCATATTTTTCACAATCTCGCTGTCCACACTCGGAATGTCCTGTTCCAAATATGCGTTTTTGATTGCCTCAATGTCGTAATCGTCCGACACTGCATATGTTACAGGATTGCCAACCAAATAACTTTGCGTCATATCCGTTATGTACTTTGCGTGATTACACATTATACGGTTGTTTGCCACGTTTTTGCCCCTTTTTCTGCGATTTAAAATACGGTGGTCGCCCATATAGTAATCGTGTAACAATCGGTATCTCTGTCGCTCTCGTTCGTGCCGTTCAATCAATTTTGTTATGATGAACGGTGTCACACCGCCCGCAACTATATCTTCATCAATTATCATATTCCGTACTCCTCTCTTGAATAGATTTTAGCTTTCTTATCCTTGCGCCAACTCTCAACGCCGTACCTCAACGCCGCCATTGCGTCGTCAAAAACGTTGACAGGTTCGTCTGTATACTCGCCCGACTTCTCGTCCACTCGCCAACGCCATTGCTGTATCTCTTTGATTACATTCACGCAAGACGGATGAATATGTATCTTTCTGCCTTTTAACCAGTCAATCTGCGATTGTATGCTGTTCGGATTTTTAACAACTGCCCTTGCGCGATAGCCTGCCTTTCGCCACATTTTTATACGGTCCGGCTCTGCACTGTCGCACCACATTGCAAGACTTTTGCTGAACTTCCCGTCAGCTTTTTGGATAATCTCTGTTGTGTCCATTTCGTGTACATACAGTTCATTACAAACGTAAATATCACCGTCCTTATAGCCTAACGTCAATATAGCATTTGCGTGATTAAAGCCGAAGTCCTGTCCTATCGCCATAGCGTCAAAACGGCTCATATCTGTATCAAATTCTTCAATGCGATAGTTTGAGAATATCAATCCGCCTGTTTCGCCCCATTCGCCCAAGCCGTAAATTCTGTAGCCCTCAGGGTCAACCTCTTTACGTCGTAACATACGTTGTCGATACGCCTCATCACAAAATCGGTTTGTTAAATATGTGCTTTGATGCGTTAAGACATTATCGTCCTGTATATCGAAAAACACTTTCTTTATCCAGTGACTTGACGATACAGGGTTGAACGTCAATTTTATCTGATAAAAAAGACCGTCGGGGAGTTCACCTCTCAAACGGTCATCTATAATTTCAAAATCCTGTTGTACAAGTTCCGTAGCTTCTTCAATCCATACGTCGGTCAACTTACCATTCGCAAATGTGATTGATTTCAGTTTTTCACGTTGCTTGTTATCGTTGACACCACGAAATATAATCTTGTTGCCGTTTATACAGGTGAACGACAACGGACTTTGCGTAACTCTCCACGCTCTGCCAACGCCCATACGGTTTATAGCTGATTCAAGCTCCGCAAAAGTGCTGTCACGGTTTGTTATGTCGGACTTTCTCACACATACAAGATTACGCCCTTTGTCACGCATTAAACGCAATATGTACAGTTGTGCGGTATCAACGCTCTTGCCACTTCCGGCACTGCCTTTCATTACAACGTAACGTTTCTTACACTGATGTACAGGTTTGAATATCGGATTGAACGGTACTGTTATTTTGTTCATTCGTCCTCACCGCCGTAATCAATTTTAATGCTGTAGTCCATATCACCGTCAACGTTTAATTTCTCTGTGAATAATGCGTAGTATTTACCCAACATTTCCGCCGCTTTGTTTACGTCCGACACCTTTGTCGGTATCTCAACGCACATCGGCTGTTCTGCTTCGTCAATGACCTTTTTACCCTTGTCATCGTAATACGACTTACGGGCTTTACACGTCACTACAACCGTTTCAGGCTTCTCACGACGCATAACGGCGGTTAACGTCTTTAACACCTCATCTTGTTTGGCGATAAGAGCGTCCTCTTTCTCTTTTAGCCGCTTTTGTATGTATTCTTGAATTTCAGGTTTCTTCAAGTTCTCATTCCCAATCGAATACGCCGTCTTTTCCGAATATCCCGCTCTTAATGCCGCTTGTGTCGCGTTCAAATCAATCAAATATTCCTCACAAAACAACTTTTGCTTTTCAGTCACTCTTATCACCTCACTTTCACATTTTCTGTTTGATTACATCGTATAACCGTTTTTTATCATTGCACGTTTAAACGCTTTGCGTTTATGTCGACACTCGCACCAATTTTTATTATCCTCGTTCCATTTGCGTATGAACTTCTTACGTTCTCGTTCATATCTTCTATTGCGTAAATATGCTTTTATTCTTTCAAACATTGTTTTATCCTTTCCACCGCTTATATATCACTTATATCTATTTTTCCACTCATCAGTTCCGGCAACAGTGCGTCCCGAAGTTCCGCTAAATATCTGTTTTCTTCAAGATTTAGATAATATATGTGTTGTTTCCACGTGTTAAATATCATCATAAGAATACTTGATATATTTTCTTTGCTGTTGTTTGAAAATGTTATTTCATTTTTATTTTTGGTTGTTTTGAAATAATCATTTTTTACAATCTTTTCACCGCATATTTTTTCTGTCAATTTTGAGAAATCATTATTTGTACCGTTGTCCTGCTTGAACAGTTCAATGTCAAATCCTAAAGACTTGGCGATTGTTTCGTTTATTGTTAGTTTACAAGTATTTTTTTCAGTTATAATTCTGTTAATATCCGCAACTATTTCGTTGTACGGTCTATGTGCATTTTCTATATTCTCAAACTCTATGTATCGGCTTGGCACCAATACATAATTATTGTTTTTTATTTCTTCAATGCTTACTGCCTTGCAGTAACCCGCTATATTTCCGTACTGTTCAATTTGTATTAATACATCTTGTATCTGACTTTCGGATATAATCTTGACCTCTTTTGCGTATGTCCTGTTAGTGTGACTTTTGCCGCCAAACTGTCCGTTTTGCATTCGTTGTTCCGTTTCATACCTCTGTCGCAGGTCAATCATTTCTATCGTTGAATGTTTTTTATTTTTGTTAAATGTTATAATACACGTTGGTATTGACGTAACTTCAAACATTTTATCAGGACATACAATTATACTTTCTATGAAATTCATTTCAACTAAATACTGTCTTATTTGCTTTTCCTTTTGGTTGTCTGTACTTAAAACACCATTCGGCAATATAAAACTTGCTTTGCCCGTAATCTCATCTAACGCAGTCAATACAAACGCATAATTCG